AAAAAATCATTCCCGAATAATAAAGTTGCACATAATGTTTCAGTTTATTTTTCAGAAGCGATAAAACAACTTAAAAAATAGTATTTTTTAACCTAATATAGGGTAAATTTAATATCGATTATAAATAACAGCAATAGGAGATACATTATGCTGGAGACTCTAAAACCACTTTTGGAAAGTGGATTGGTTAACGAGGAAACTCGCACAGCCATAAACGAAGCGTGGGAAAGTAAAGTCAAGGAGATTACGACTCAAGTAAGGTCAGAAATCCGAGAAGAACTTGCCGAACGCTATGAGCACGACAAAGGAGTAATGATTAAAACTCTTGATAAAATGGTTGCGGAAACTCTAAACACCGAGATTAAATCAATCAAAGAAGAGCGTAATCAGGTAGCTAAATTAAAAGTTCAAACAGTTAAAGAAATGAGAAATGCTGCCAAAAAATTTAACACATTTGCAACTAGAGCATTATCTGAAGAATTAGCTCAGTTTGCTTCGGAACGCAAATTAACAGAATCACACAAACAAAAATTAGAAAAATTTGTTATGTCAACACTGGCAGAAGAAATTAATGAATTTGCAGAAGATAAAAAAGATTTAGCAGAAAATAAAGTTAAATTAATCTCTGAAGCAAAAGGCCAGCTTGATGCGCTTAAACAGAAATTTGTTAATAGAAGTTCAAAGGCAGTAAGTAGAATTGTTGCTGAAACTTTGAATCATGAAATTACACAATTACATGAAGACATTAAAATTGCACGACAGAACAATTTTGGTCGTAAAATTTATGAAGCATTTGCAACAGAGTTTTCAGGAACTTATCTAAATGAAAATAAAGTTGTTAAAGATATTAAAAATAAATTAGAGGAAACGACCAAAAAATTAACTGAAACATCTAAACTAGTCGAATCCAAAAATAAAGAATTAAATAGAGTTCAAGGACGTGTTGAAAGAGATAAAGTTCTTAATGAATTACTTTCACCACTTGATAGAAGTAAACAAGATGTAATGAAACAATTATTAGAAAGTGTGCAAACTCCGAGACTTAGATTCGCATATGATAGATATTTACCAGGTGTTTTAAGTAATAAAACTCAGCAAACAACCGCAAAGAGTGTATTACATGAATCAACAGGCAATAAACAAACTAAAGAAACAATAAATGACCCCGATGCATTAAGCGATATTAAACGTTTAGCAGGGCTGAAATAACCTAAGGAGAATACAAATGGCAACACCACTATTAGAAAATCGTTGGGCTGATACAAAAACCGCCCTGCTTGAAGGATTAGCCGGCAATAGACGTTCAGTAATGTCGACGATCCTTGAGAATACTCGCAAGGCTCTTCGTGAAAGTGCCACCGCTGGTTCTACTTCAGCCGGTAACATTGCAACATTAAATCGGGTAATTTTACCAGTTATTCGACGTGTTATGCCCACCGTTATTGCTAACGAACTAGTCGGCGTTCAACCTATGACCGGTCCAGTTGGGCAAATTCAAACTTTGCGTGTACGTTATGCTCAAACAGATAATGTTACTGCTCCTTACCCATGGAATACTGGAACTACAGCAGGCGACGAAGCACTAAGCCCGTTCAAGATTGCAACCGCTTATTCAGGTAGTGCAAGCACTGGCCAGGCAGATTGGACTTCAAATCTTGAAGGTCAGGCTGGTAACAAGATCAATGTTCAGATTTTGCGTCAGACTGTTGAAGCTAAGTCTCGCAAATTGTCTGCACGTTGGACATTTGAAGCTGCTCAGGATGCGCAAGCAATGCACGGTATTGATATTGAAGCTGAAATTATGGCTGCTTTAGCTCAAGAAATTACTGCTGAAATTGATCAGGAAATTTTGGGGTCATTGCGTGCATTATCTGGTACAGATCAGACCTATGATCAGTCATTGGTTTCTGGTACTGCTACATATGTAGGCGACGAACATGCTGCACTTGCCGTTATGATCAATCGCGCAGCTAATTTGATTGCACAAAGAACACGTCGTGGTGCAGGTAACTGGGCAGTTGTAAGTCCAACAGCATTAACTGTTCTTCAATCAGCAACTACTTCAGCTTTTGCACGTACAACTGAAGGAACATTTGAGGCTCCCACAAACACTAAATTTGTTGGTACTTTAAATGGCTCAATGAAGATTTATGTAGATGGCTATGCAAATGACGCAATTCCTGTGCTTGTTGGTTATAAAGGCGCAAGCGAGTCAGATGCCGCAGCATTCTATTGTCCTTATATTCCTTTAATGAGTTCAGGTGTTGTATTGGACCCAGTTACATTTGAACCCACAACATCATTTCTTACCAGATATGGCTTCGTAGAATTAAGTAATAGCGCAAGTTCATTAGGTAATGCTTCTGACTATGTTTCGAGCATCGCGGTTGCGAATCTTTCGTTTTCCTAGAGTTCGGTTGTAAAATAACGTAATTTTAAGCAAAATACTCACCAATTTAAAATTGGTGAGTATTTTTTGTTTTTAAAAATGTCGTAATTATTTTGACCATAACCAACTATCCTGCCCACAATCCCATATTTTGTCGAGACCAATTTTATATCTTGCAATTTCGTCGCCGGTTAGTAATGACCAATCTTCATTATCTGGATTTAAATTATTATCCTTGCTCATTTCTAATAAATTTTTCTTGGTAAATTTACTTCGATGCCATCGAGTATTATAATCTGTATATGTATAAGAGGCCGTAGAAATTTTACTTCTGATAAATCCTAATTTTTCATACACATTTCCAGTAAACCATCTACGATCACAATAACTTATTATTGAAGCGGGATTAATTTTATTGACGGAAAAATTCCATAATTTTTCCGTTCCACCCATTACATGGGAATTAATTTTTGTTGCAAGCCTGAGTAATTCCCATTCTGCGTGTTTATTATATCTCGGCCTACCAAATGTCATTGCCGCAACAATTTCATTTTGATATTTCAAAACAAACGCCCGGCTTCCATTAACCCATCCTTGCAAATGGTTTATATTTAAAAATTCCTTAATTTCTACATTTTTAATTTCTTCCACAATACATTTTCTTGCACCAATTCGTTTACTTATTCCTAATGATTGTGAAATAATTGATTTACATATATCTGGGGAGGCTAGCCATTCATCTTCAAAAATAGTAATTAATCTATAATTTGCTTGCTCACATTTTTGCAATTTATTAATATGATAATATTGATTTCTGTTTCGACTATATTCGGAATGCCAATATAACCCATTAAATTCAATTGCTAATTTTTTACTTTCTATGACAAAATCTAATTGATATGGTGTGCATATTTTTCTATTATTTCGAATTATCGGATCAGATATTAACGTTTTTAACCAATTATCTATTTCTTCTTCATAACTGCTTCCATATGATTTAATAATATCTAAATTATATCGATGATGTGTAGAAAATATAGTTCCTTTAGATACTCCTAATTTTTTGCTAAGATCATTGACGTTACTATTTGATAATTCGTTTGCAAATTTTTCTTTATCAGATAAAATTTCATATGCATATTGACCAAAATGAATCTGGGCTGCATTTGGAACACCATATTCTTTTAAATTTGTTGATGTTATTTTTTCTCTTACAATGGTGGACTGCCCAGGGTTAATAACCTTTAAATTTTTCATCCATGTATCTATTGTTTTATCTCTAATTGCTTTTTTCTGGGATGACGTTCTTGCTTCAAGCGTGGCATGAGTTTTTTCCTTTACAATAGGATTTTGCGCCGCGTGCTCACAGTTGTAAATTTCCAAGCAGGTTGTTTTTATTTTTTCTTGCATTTTTTTAACTTTATTTGCATCTTTGTAAAATTCTTTACGAGCCAATTTTGCTATATCGGTTTGGCCTATATTGGTAACCCCATATAAATCTAAATTTGTATTTGTTCGTTTAATATTTGCTGCAACTTTGTCACATAATTTTGCTGCTTCTTTACATTTTTTACTGACAGATTCTTTTGCAGCGTTACATGTTCCCGCTCCACCGCAAAATATAAGACCTTTATTAATTGACCGTAATTTTCGCAATTTCCCCGAACCACATGGGCACAATATTTTTTCACCTGTAATTGCGGTATAAATTCGAGTTTTATTATCTATGCATAATGGATCGCAATTAGATAAAATCCAATTCCACATTTCGAAATTTTTTGGAATTAATTTTACTGCATTATTAGATTTATATTTTAAAAATGTTTTAATTTCTTCTATCATATTTTCCCCACTATAATTATATAGTAATATAACTTCAAAGGTATATCAATCGTTAATTTTGATAATAAAAATGGCCACATTTAAAATGTGGCCATTTGATTTATAAATATGAATTTAAATTGCCGGGTCAAAATCTGGTTCAGTCCAATAATCTTCAGAATCGAGCCATTTATCAACTAGTTCATCATCCGATTCATTTTCTAACGTACCAAAAGGAAGAAAGATTGTTGCTGTTTCCGGTGCATTTTCATCCCAATAAAGTGATACTCCAAGTGGAACATTTTTATCAACGAGTTGATCGGTAATAAAATCTAACTGATCTTGATATGATCGAAAGGTATCAAAGTGATTATATTCTTTTTTATTCTCATCATAGAAGAGAATTACTGCATCATAGTATGAGTCTTCGGTTACTTCTTCCGTAAGTTGTCCAATTGCATTTTGAACCAATGCAAAAGTGTGGAGTGGAGCTAAAGACCGTCGAAATTCATTGCCAGATTTGAGAGTTGTCGATGTTGTTTCAAAATTAATCATACTAAATGATAACATAATTTTATGACAATTGTCAATTTAAAATTTTTGGAGTTGCTTCGATATCGAATGGGCTAACGTCCGTCCACCCATTCCTTAATAATTTATTTGATTCAACCGGTTTTCTACCGGGTTCATAAGAAAGAGTTATATGGTATGTACTTCCATCCGGACGATTAGTTTTGCCATTAACTGAAACAACTACTGATTCTAAACTTGCATCACAAGAATATCCCACCACCTGTAATTTTGCGGTATGGGGTATTCTATCTGTCTTTGACAAACCAAATTTAACCGTTATATGATGTGCATCTACTTTTGAAAATTTTGGTGGAAATTTGTTTAAAATTAGAGATCGGCTTTTCTTGGATAGTAGATACGCAGAATAAGATTCGAATAATAGTTCTGAAAGTTTCATGTAATTATTTATAAATACTTATATGAAGATTCAAGAAATTATTAAAAATAAAAATCGAATTGTGGAAGCTGAATCGGTATCTGAACTTAAACAAGAAGATTATGGTCAGGAAGTTATTATAGATTTACATAATGTCGACAAAGATTTATTTGATACAAAAATAATAAGAAAATTTGCAGAAGAATTGTGTGACGAAATCGGAATGACAAGGGGTCCAATCTATCTGTGGGGAAATGATAAATCTTTGGGTACAATGCATAATCCAAAGGCAGATGGAATTTCTTGTATTCAATTTTTATATACAAGTTCGATTACAATGCATTGTATTGATGAGTTAGGCAAAATTTTCATTAATGTATTTTCCTGCCAGACATTTGATGCCGATAAAGTAAAAGAATTTGTCTTAGATACCTTTGGTGGCGATATTGTTTCATTTCGTAATATAAAGAGAAAATAATGAGATTGAATGAGTTTAATAATCAAGTTATAGCACGGGAAATGACGGGTGAACAATTAAGAGAGGTTCTAATGTCGGATAAATCTCTAGAAAAAGAAATTAAATATCTTCCCATTTCTCAGTTAAAAAATGAAACTCATTTGACATTATGGAAAAATAATAAATTAATTGCTGATTTAGAATTGCAACAAAATCCATATGAAGAAAATCAATTATGGTTGATGCATGTAGCTGTTAGAAAAGGATATGAAGGTAATGGATATGGAAAACGATTAATAATTTCAGCTATTAATAAAGCAATGAATCTTAATAAGGAACTTAAATTATCCTCATATAGTGATGAGGGAAAAATTAAATTAAAATCATTAATTGATAACCTTTCCAAAAATAATGCAACAATTGTTGCAGCAAGTTAAAAAGAGGAGATAATTGTCTAATTTAGATGGTGTTTTTATAATACCCACTGGTTTAGGATGTAGTTTAGGTGGGGATGCAGCATTCAATCCCGGAGTAAAACTTATTTCATCGTGTGTAAACAACCTTATAGTTAATCCAAATTCAATAAATGCCTCGGATATTAACGAACTTCCTGAAAATGCATGGTACACGGAAGGGTCATTAATAGATAGATTTTTAGAAGGTAAATTTAATTTAAGAAAACCGAAAACATATAATAAAATTTTAATGGTTGTTAATTCACCAATTAAACCGTCTAGTATTAATTCAATGAATGCAGGTATTTGGGGTTTGGGAGCCGACATTAATATTTTGGAATTGAATACTCCATTAATAATGAATGCAACTATAAATTCAGATGGGACTGCCGGTGGAACATTTTCCGGAGTCGATGAATTAGTAGAACAAATTTCTGGTTTTGATTATGATGCACTTGCAATTCAAACACCTATTGGATGTGATGAAAAAGTATCTGATAATTATTGGATAAATGGTGGGGTTAACCCCTGGGGAGGGATTGAAGCTCTAGTAAGTAAAGCAATTGCAAATAAACTTAATAAACCATTGGCTCACGCGCCGATCGACACATGCTGGGATAATTATTTTTCACGCTCGGTAGTTAAAAGAGATATGGCTCCTGAAATTATTTCTAATACTTATTCTTTTTGCATTTTCAAGGGACTTCATCGAGCGCCCAGCGTAGTTGATAAAAATAATTCCAATGGGCAAACACTATCAAATACCGATATAGATTTTATGGTATCACCATATGGCTGCTATGGAAGACCGCACGAAGCTTGTTATAATTCAAATATACCTGTTATTGTAGTTAGAGAAAATGAAACTTGTTTTGCCAGAAATTTCATTTATCCTAGAACTGCAGGGTTAATTTTTGTAAATAATTATCTTGAAGCGGCTGGAGTAATAATGGCAATGAATGCGGGAGTCGATTATAAATTAATTCGGGTTGATACAAAATGATAATATATTTGTTAGAAAAATTTAAAAATATTTTTAAATTCGGGAGAATTAAAATGTTATATCGTTTAGGACGTAAGGCATTAAAAACCGATAGCAGAACTTTGAAGTTGGAGAATTATTTAACCACATCATTACCAGCGCCGCCAATTTCGGTTGATTGGACCAAAGGTATAACCGAGTGGGGAGTTATGAAGAACGACTCATTAGGTGATTGTACAATTGCGGGCTGCGGACATGCAGTTCAAACATGGTCAGTAAATTCTGATAAAGAAATAACTATTGATGATAATGATATTGTTTCAATTTATTCGGCATGGGATGGATATGTTCCGGGAGATTCATCAACCGATAACGGTGGAATTGAATTAGATGTTTTGACTAATTGGAAAAGTAAAGGGTTTGTAAACCATAAATTGATTGGGTTTACGTCTGTTAATCATCTAAATAAAAATGAAATAAAGACTGCTATTAATTTGTTTGGTGGAATTTATATTGGGGTATCTTTACCAATTTCTGCGCAGACACAAGGAATATGGGATGTTACCACCGGTGATGATGCAATTACTGGTTCTTGGGGCGGTCATGCAATTTGGATTGTTGGATATGATTCTACTGGTTTAACATGTATTACCTGGGGAGTTTTGAAAAAAATGACCTGGGCTTTTTTCAATAAATATTGCGATGAATCATATTCTTTACTTGGGCAAGATTGGATTAATGCCAATGGAAAATCACCATTGGGGTTTGATTTAAATCAATTAATGTCAGATCTTTCTGCAATTAGATAAATAATGTTGTTCATTAAATTAATGAATTTATGAGTTATGTAATACTCGTATGTGAGTAGAACTCACCAGAGGTAAAATAAAATGGGTCGTCCTCTTAATCGTCAGCAATTTTTTGGAATATACCAAGGTTCCAATATTAGTCATCAAATTATATCAACAACCTGGGGGACGGCAGATTCATCCGCAGTTCCTGGTGTATTAACTAAACAAAATAGTACAAATCGTTTTCGAGCCAAAACGATAAATGGCAGCAGCCTCACAACACTCTCGAATGGGACGCCAACAAAAGCAGGATATTCATCGGTTAAACTTTTTCCAGATGGCACGGATCCAATTGTGTACGCCACCGCTACTGCTAATTTAAAAGCAGTTAGCGCGGCTGTAGTTAATGGTGGTACTCAATATCATGCTGCCGACGTCTTGAATTTGGTTGGTGGGACATACGGAAATGTTGCGACATTAACCGTTAATACAGTATTTGCAAATAATGCTGTTGCTACGTTCACACTAAATGCTGTTGCTAATCAAAAGTATACAGCGTTGCCTGCAAATTTAGCTGCCGTATCTACAGTAGATACAAGTAATGCCAATGGAACTGGAGCAATTTTTTCAGTTAATTTTGGGTTAGAAAAAATTAACGTTATTAACGGTGGATCTAACTATACATCGGCTAATATTATTTTAACTCAGGCAACTGTTGCACCTGTTATTACGTCAACTGTTACTGGGGGAGTATTACAAAATAATGTGGTTGTAAGTAGCCCAGGTGTAATTAATGTTGGCAATCCAACAGTTACCGTAGAAGGAACTAGTGGAACGACAGAATATGTTAAGAATATTCAATCAGCTTCACAAGTATTGACATTTAGCGGAAATGTGTATAATTGGCTGTATAAAGGTCAACCTGTTCCTGCTGATTATGCAAATCTTAATATTAAGATTGGATATTTGGATACTTTGTAGAATTACATAATTATTATTTTAAAAGGTGAGATTATTTTCTCACCTTTTTCTTGTTTTTGTATAAATATTATGTGGAGAAAAATTATGAGTTTACCGGACCAAATATCTACTTCAATATCGACAACAAATACACAAACGTCTAATAATGTCCAGACGGTTCAATCAGTCCAGTCTTTAGAAGTGGCAGAAACCGATTCCAATGGGGTAGAAATGTATAATCCTAATATTAATAATTGGGATAAACCTTGGTTAAGAACGGTTATTTCATCTGAAAATGGTAGTGGGTCTACGTATCGTTTGGGAACGCTATCAATTATATGGTCGTCTTTAATAATAGTTGGATATTTAATTTATGTTACAAAAACAATTCCTTCTAATATAATGTCCTTGGGTTATTTTTCGGCCTTACTTATAGCCGTAACATACTCTCCAGCAAAATTAGTGGAAATATTAAAATCATATTTTTCCAAAAAGAGTTAATTTGAATTTTCTATTAATTTAATTTTTTCCCGAATCACTTTAATTGAAATTGTCTGAAACAAGCCAGGGTGTAGGGGTCGAGGAAATCTATTTAAATCGGCCCATGCATACCCACCATGTTCTTTATTTAATGTAGGTAAAAATTCACTTTCAATTATAAAAATAAAGCTATGATATCTAAATTCTGAATCAAAAGAAGTAAATGTTTCCAATGGAATATATTTTTGAATTGTTGGTATATTTCCTAATTCCTCTAATAATTCTCGATTAAGTCCAGTCATTACATTTTCATCTTCATGAATTTTTCCGCCAGGTAATCCCCATGTACTTCTGGTTCGAGTATTATTTCGTAACAAAAAAAGGAAACGATGCGTATTACTTGCATAAATTAATGCTCCGGCGGCTATCATTGATTTAAAATTTCCTTACGACAAAAATCTGTATCTAATTTAATTAGATATGCTTTTCCATCCGTCCATATTTCTCTATTTAGAGGTATTTCTATGTTCCCAATTTTGCCTTTTGTAAATCCATTTTTAATAGGATCGAATATTTTATTGAAAGCATTTTCAATGTCTTTTGGAGAATTGGCCTTTTTAAAAAGTGATATTAATTGCGACATTAATTCATGTTTTGTTTGGTCTTTAAAATCTCTTATTAAATAATTTTTCATTGTGAAACATAAACCAATAAAGTCGATATAATTTTTATCAGGTATTACATGGTTATTAAACATTGCATTAAAATAGCCCAAAGAAGAGATTAATAGTGGAAAGCTATTCCATATATCATTATAAGGACATATTGCAATTTGTGAATTATTGAATGGTAAAACTATATAAACTTCTCCATATCGTGTCGCTTTACTATAAGAGCTTGTACATATTAAACTTTGACTTCTCTTTGGATAACCTTCCCATGACGGCAAATTATCTAATAGTAATGTATAATAATTTTGGGTATTTCTACTTTTTCTTATTTTTTTACTTGGATCTGTAAGATAAAAATTCGAATTTTTAGAGTTAAAAGATTTTTGAATACCTTTATATATGGCTCTTCCTTGCTTAATTTCGGATAGGGCGGCAGAGCAATCCTGGGTGATATGTTCCATTAATTTATTAGGTGATTTATTTAATTTTTTGGAACGTATATCTTCAGATAAAAATTCGTAAGATTTCATTAGTTATTTCCACCTTTATCTGGTCGTAATAAATTAGATAAATTTTGTAAAATGGGAACCGATACATTTGATTGATTGATAAATGTATTTGAATTATTTATAAATTTATCTCGTTGAGTTTTCCCTTTTCCTGGAGTTAATGAGGTACGTACATCCGAATTTACATATTGCCATTTTGCATTATTCCAACGATATAATCTTGCGGGAAAATAATCTTGCCGTAAAATATATTGACCATTTGTTGGATTAGATGGAAATTCCGTTGCCGGCGTTACTGGATAACCATTTATTGCTTCTCCGTTACCGGTTAAATAACCATTTATTTTTTGGTCTGGGCTTGAACCAGGAGGTAATGGGCCTTGCTTTGGATCGCCATTAACAAATAAGGGCGCCCATAATGGATCAGTATTATATCCTGATTCAGGAACTTCGTATTCCGCCTGAGCAACAATTGCATTGGACATATTTTGATATGTATTAATAGAACTTGTAATATTTCCATATGTTGTGGTGTTGCCGTTAATTAAGACTGGCTGGCCATTAAGGCCGATTACAATATCATTCATAATATCCGCATATTCTTGACTGTCTGTCATTGGAGAAGTTTTAAGACGCCACAGATGATTCCACCAAGAAGGCGAAAAGCCGTTTGCTGGTCTAGTTCCATCTTGTATTACATAATATCTTTTTAAAGCTATTGGTAATGTATCATCTAAACTATAAAACTCCTTAAGGTTTGGAAGCTCTAATACATCACCAGACATTAGTTTTCTGCCGATTGTATCAACCATTGTTTTGAGATGAACGGTTATATATAATGTCCCACTTGCGATCATTAATCCCCATTGGGATAGATCAAGATCTAAATCGGCGGGTGAATAATGCGCACGCAATCGATATATATCTTTTGCATATTTTCTGTCTCTATTTTCGAGTAATAGAATGTCTTGTATGTTTTGCGCTGCTAAATTTGGATAATTTGGTTGGGTGGCATCATTGGTAACATTGGGATTTTCCGAACCTAAATATTTGTGGATGTAAATGTCCACTCCACCCATTGTAAATTGCTCATTTATTTGTCGGTCGAACCACTGCGCATCTGTTCCAAATTTTTCGTTAGACCACATGGAAATTCGGGGCATATTAGAAATCCTCTATTTGTATTTATTTAAATAAATAACTATATGCGTATTAATGAAATTATTGATTTTAAATCGATATCTCCCGGAAAAATATCTAATATTCCTCCGAGGAAAAAATTTGTTGCGTTAACAAAATTTATTCAGAATAATTGCTCGGAAATTTTAAATATTTATAAAAGTACCAGAAAGATTGTATCGTGGTATTAGGAATCCGCAGAGTAATATTTTACTGGGAAAGTCATGGGATAAACGAAAACCGATGGATACTCCTATTGTTAATCAGAATATGCTCGATAAAAAATTAAAAGATGCCGGATTTTCCGCATTACGATCTAATAGTATTTTTTGCACATCGGATATTTCTTTTGCAGGTAATTATAGTTATGGATATATTTATGTGATATTTCAGGTTGATGGATTTTCATATATGTGGAGCAGTTATATTCATGATTTTTACTATCAATTTGTATTTTGGAAAAATGTTGGAAAATTATCAGAAATTGAAAATATGCCCGCTGATAAATTTGTTGCAGAATTTGGATTTGAAAATAATAGGGGAATGGTTGATGCTCTTAAATCAAAAAATGAAATTTGCATTTCGGGGGCATATGTGGCAATTGAAGTAAGTTCTACGAGCTGGGATAATATACAGGAATTAATTGGAGTATCAAATGACAGATGAAAAAGATAAAGAAGAAGTAATGACGTTGCAGAAACTTCGTACTAAAGTTTTTGAATATGTCGAATTGCGTATGGGTTCGGGGATGATTGACGTTGAATTAGATCCTGAACACCTTCAAAATGCATTGACTCGAGCAATAGAATTATTTCGTACTCGTAGTTCTGCTGCGGTTGAAGAGTCATTTGCTTTTTTAACAACTCAAAAAGATGTACAGATTTATACTTTGCCATCTGAAATTGAAACGGTCATGAAAATTTGGAGACGGTCAATTGGTGATTTGGGCAATGCCGGAAGTGAATTTGATCCTTTTTATGGTGGGTGGCTTAATACATATTTGTTAAATACTCTGGGAAATTCTGGTGGATTATTGTCTTATGAATTATTTTCCAATTATAATTGGCAAGTAAGTAAAATGTTTGGTGGAGAAATAGATTTTAGTTTTAACTCGGTAACAAAAAAACTGACTCTTGTTAGACAACCACGGGGAAATGGTGAACATTTACTTTTGCAAACATATAATTTGAAGCCAGAAGTACAATTATTAAGCAATCACCAATCATTGACATTTTTAAAAGAATGTACTCTTGCAATTGCAAAATTAACATTGGGTGAAGCTCGTGCAAAATTTGGCAGTATTGTTGGTCCGTCGGGTGGAACTTCATTAAATGGTGCGGAAATTAAAAATGAAGGGCAAGCAATGCTCGATAAATTGATGGAAGGAATTGAAAAATATCAATTTGGTGAAACTCCACTTAATATTTTCATTGGGTAACATAGTTGATGAAATTGAAATAATCTGCTATAATTAAGTATGAAAATTAAAGAAATAATGAATGCACTTTTTACGGATCCTGGAAATCGAAGAACTGATCGTACTCGATTTAATGAATCATTTTTGGGAGAATCTCCGCAACGGCATCCGCCGGCAAATTATATCGATAATTTAGCCGACGAAATTAATGATTATATTAATAATGGTGAAGTAAAAGTTTTTGATTTAGGTAATATTGCAGGATATGAATTTAAAAAATTTGATTTAAATACCGTTGCATATTATTGGTTTGAAAAGAATAAAGAAATTTTACTGGCCGTGCAGTTAAGAAAATTTACTGATAGTCGGCAGGTTCAATTATTAGGTAAACGAGGTAGTGGTAAACCGTATGCTGTAGATTTATATTTGGGAATTTTGAATGATGTTGGAAAAAATGTAACTATAATGAGTGACAATCAATTAACAGAAAAAGGATTATCGTTGTGGAAACGATTATTTGATCAAGGCCATAAAATTGTGGTTTATGATGTAACGTCTCCTGGTAAAATATGGAAAACTTTATATTCAATCAACGAATTAGAAAAATATTTTGGTGATGAGGAATCATATAAAAATTATCGATATGTTTTAGTTGAATCGTCGTTTTTAAATGATACTCGGTCTTTTTTTAGATTGAGAACAACTCGGGAAAATTCTGGATCTGCACTAACGGATTAATTAATGAAAATTAAAGAATTATTGGAAAAAATGAAAACCGAAGATTATTCAAAAACAGATAGAACGTGGTTCAATGAATCATTTCTATCTGAATCTCCGCAACGACATTCTCCTGCTGAATATTTTGAGAATATTCTTTTTTCAATTAATGATTATATTGAATATGGAATTATTCCGATTAATTTAGGTAAAATCAATGACTTTGATTTTTGTAAAATAGATTTGAATGATAGTGTATACTATTGGTTTGAAAAAAATAAAGAAATTTTATTAGGGGTTGAACTTTCAAAGAAAAAATATACATGGCAGATTCATTTATTGGGTAAAAAAATATCCGGTCCACCGTATGCGGTTGATATGTATTGCGCTATATTAAATGATTCTGGAAAAAATATAACCATAATGAGTGATGATCAATTAACAGATAAAGGATTTAAAATTTGGAATCGATTATTTAATATGGGTCATAAAATTTTAGTTTACGATAAAAATAAACCCGGAATTTCTATGAAAGCAATTAATTCAGCAAGTGATCTCGAATTATATTTTGGTGATGATATTGAAAATAAAAATTATCGATATGTTTTGGTTGAACAACATTATATAGGTGAAACACGCGGATTTTTCAATGTTCGTCGCTCTCGCGAAAAATTAAAATTATTTTTGGAAGATTAGATATGAAAATTAAAGAATTATTTGAGACAAAAAATACAAATATCATGATAGTTGATTGCCAGCCGGGTTATCAGCATTATTGTGATAATATAATGTATTCGTTGTGTGATTTTTTAAATAATCAACAAGGAAAAATTATTGCATTATTTAATGGTTATGGTCTAACCGATGATTCAAAATCAGATGTTGTTGAATATTATATGAATTTTGGATTAGAACCAGATAAAATTGAAGAAATAAATTTTATCGAAAAGGAATACGGTTTCTTAAGATCATGGATGGATCAGGGTGTTGATGACCATACGATTTTGAAAGTAATTCGATCATTAAAACAGCACAATGTCAATGATAGTCGTCAATTAGATCTTAATTCTATTTTAGATGAAAATGAAATTGATGCAATGAATCATTTATGGAAATATAGTTCGTGGGATCAAGATCCAATTTTCTTACCTGATTTTATGACTATAAATCAATTACGAAATATATCTCCTTTTTATATGGCGGGTGGGGGACGAAATGAATGTTTACGTGAAATCGAACTTATATGTAATACATTTAATATAAGATTCAAAAGAATTGAAAAGTTTATATATGGATGAGATACGAGATCGATATGGTAATGAATTAAAAGTCAATGATTATATCAAATATTATATTAATAAAACTATTCTATATGAAAAAATTATCGAATTAATAGATAATAGTAATTTTTGTGGGATTTCAACAACATGTTGGACGTATTCGGCAAAAATATGTGGGCAGTTGGTAGAAAAGGCTAGTGAAGAAGACGTG